ACTTGGCAGAGGCGGAAAACTTAAGAAGTAAATTATGGCAGTATCAGGTTCAAAAAACTTTGAATTAGATGTCGCTGATTATATCGAAGAGGCATTTGAACGATGTGGCTTAGAGCTAAGAACGGCTTACGACCTTAAAACTGCTAGAAGAAGTCTAAATTTATTATTAGCAGAATGGGCAAATCGTGGTTTAAACCAATGGACAATACAAGAAAAAACTATTGCCATGGTATCAGGCACAACATCTTACAATGTTGATTCGGTCAACAGCACAGCAGCAATTGATGTCTTAGATGCGTTTGTGAGACAAACAGTAAATTCTGAAAACTCAGACATACAAATGACTAGGTTATCAAGAAGTGAATATTCATCAGTGCCTAACAAATCAACAAAAGGTACGCCTCTACAGTTTTTTGTAGACAAACAAATCTCACCAACCATAAGCGTTTACCCAACACCTGATAAATCAAGCACATATACAATACACTTAAATGTTCTTACAAGAATGGATGATGTAGATGCAGCAACAAACACGCTACAACTACCCTTTAGGTTTTATCCATGTTTAGCTGCAGGTCTTGCGTACTACATATCAATAAAAAAAAGCCCTGAAAGAACTGGCTTATTAAAACAAATATACGAAGAAGAGTTTCAAAGAGCATTAGACTCAGACGAAGACAGAGCATCCTTCAGTATTACCCCTGATATAGCTAGTTACAATATTGCATAATGGCTTTTGCATCTAACAAAAACGCTTATGCAATTTGTGATAGATGTGGTTTTAGATATGGCTTAAAAGACCTAAGAAAAGAATGGAATGGATTAAAGACTTGCCCCGAGTGTTACGAATCCAAACACCCACAGCTAGAGCCAAGAACAAACAAAGTAGACCCACAAGCTGTACGAGAGCCAAGACCCGATACGAGCGAATCACCAACAATATTTACTGTTTATACAAACTATGACCTTGGCATTATAGGAAAAAAATTAACAATACCTGATAGCATGACAAGTGCATTAGGTACAGTTACAATAACAATATCATGAGTTTTACATTATCAACACTTAAGACGGCTATACAAGATTATTTAGAAACTGACGAAACAACCTTTGTTGCTAATCTAAATACATTTATCTTACAAGCAGAAGAAAGAATACTTAAATCAGTGCAAATACCTGACCAAAGAAAAAATGTGACTGGTAATGTAACAACCGATAACAGGTTTCTTGGTACGCCTTCAGACTTTTTAGCGCCATTTTCTTTGGCTGTAATAAGCTCAGACACATACGATTACTTAGATTTAAAACATAATTCTTTTATTAAAGAGTTTGTATCTGATTCTACAACAAGAGGTAAGCCAAGATATTACGCAATATTTGACCAAGATTCTTTTGAGGTAGCACCAGTTCCTGATTCAAGTTACACAATGGAACTACACTATTTGGCTAAACCCTTGTCATTAACATCAGGAGCAGACTCAGGTACTACTTATTTGTCTACAGATGCACCTGACACGCTGTTATACGGTTGTTTGCTTGAAGGTGCAGTATTTTTAAAACTAGACCCAAATGACATAGGTCTGTACGAAGCAAGATTTAAAGAAAGTTTACTAAGACTGAAGAACCTAGGCGAAGGCAGAGATACTAGGGATGAAATGAGGTATGATTCACTAAGGACGAATGTAACATAAGTTTCAACAAGAGAGAGAGATGGAACCTATAAAAAAATTAAAAGGCAAAACCGTTGCCATTGTTGGCATGGGTGCTAGTTGGCTAGACTATAATCTTGCTAAATCACATGGCTCACACTTTGACGAAGTATGGGCAATCAACGCTGTAGGCACAGTAATTTATCACGACAGAGTATTTATGATGGACCCACCATCTAGGTTTCTTGATAGCGATGATGCAGGTGGACAAACAGAGGGCATGCGTAAATTACTTACCAGTCACGACAAACCTATTTATACTTGTGAGTTGGATAAAAGATGCAAGAACTTGCAACCATATCCAATAAATGAGGTATTACGAGACTTACAAAGCTCCTATCTTAATAACACTGTAGCTTATGCTATTGCCTTTGCCTTGTGGAATGAGGTGTCTGTCTTAAAAGTATTTGGCATAGACTTTACTTATAAGGGCAATTTGTACTTTGCAGAAGCAGGCAGAGGTTGCGTAGAGTTTTGGTTGTCTAAATGCATGATGGTTGGCATGACTGTAGAGGTTGCAAATACAAGCACCTTACTAGATGCATCTGTGCCTTTAGACGAGAAACTGTATGGATATCACAGATTGGACGACCCATTAGTGCCAGTTATAGATAATGGTGTTCTAAGCACAAAAAAATTAAGCGAAGGCAAAAAAACAGAAACTGAACAAAAACCAGTGCTAATAGGTAGGCATGAAAACATAACAATAGGAGAACCTAATAAATGGTAATAAAGATTACACCTGATGGATTGCCACAACTAGGCATGGTTGAGATAGCTACAACTAGCTTTGGAGGGCATCCTCCTGAGTTTTGGGCTAATCAATTAACAGACAAAATAGTAGGCATATCTGACGATAACGAAGAACATATAAAAGCACAGGCTAGAGCTTACAGAGATTTAATTTACCAAGTATGTTTGATATATATTAAAAATGCTTTAAAATCTTATAAGGCTACTTTAATACAAGATTTATCTAGTGGAGGTAGCGAAGATTTAGCAAAAATAATTAAAGGTATTTAATATGGCAATAACATCTACTCTTACAACAAGCTTTAAAGTAGAGCTTTTGACAGGAACACATAACTTTACTGCAACAAGTGGTAATAGTTTTAAATTGGCTTTATATACAAGTTCAGCTACTTTAGGTGCTACTACAACTGCTTTTACAACCACAGGTCAAGCAAGTGGAACCAACTATAGCTCAGGTGGTAGTGCATTAACCAATGTAACGCCTACTGCTACAGGTACTACTGCTGTTACTGATTTTAATGATTTAACATTTAGTACAGCTACTATTACAGCAAGAGGCTGTATGATTTATAACGATACTAACGGTGATAAATCAGTAGCAACCATAGACTTTGGTGGAGACAAAACCTCAACTGCAGGCGATTTTACTATAGTGTTTCCTGCTAAAGCAGCAGCAACAGCTATTATAAGAATTGCTTAGAAGATGAAACATGCCGTTTGCAAAGTTTCAATTTAAAGCAGGAATAGACAGAGAAGGGACTAATTACACCAATGCAGGTGGTTGGTTCGACGCTTCTCTTGTAAGGTTTCGCAAAGGTTTTGTAGAAAAAATAGGTGGTTGGACAAAACAAAGTGCCACATCTTTTTTAGGCACATGCCGTAATTTGTTTCCATGGATTTCTTTAGAAGGTAGTAAATACCTATATGTCGGCACTCATTTAAAAGCCTATGTGCTTGAAGGCACAACACTCAACGATATAACACCCATTAGGGCTACTACAACTAACGGTATAGTTTTTGCAGCCACAAACGGTAGTGCAGTTATAACAGCAACAGATGATGCACACGGAGCTGTGGTAAATGACTTTGTTACAATAAGTGGTGCAGTAAGTTTGGGTGGTGCTATTACAGCTTCTGTACTCAACCAAGAATATCAAATAACTGCCGTGCCAACTGCAAATACCTTTACATTTACAGCTACAGCTACAGCAAATGCTAGTGATAGTGGCAATGGCGGTTCAGGTGCAGATGCAGCTTACCAATTAAATGTCGGACTAGACAGATTTATACAATCTACAGGTTTTGGCTCAGGTAACTGGAGTCAGGGTGCTTATGGAGCTTCAACCAGTCTATCTTTCACAAACCAATTAAGGTTATGGTCTTCTGACAACTTTGGCGAAGATTTGATACTACATCCTCGTGGTGGCAGTATTTTTTATTGGGATGAGTCAGGTGGTACGACTGCAAGAGCAGTTAATATAACATCTTTATCAGGTGCAAATTTAGCACCAACAGTAGGACTACAGACAATCGTAAGCGATACAGACAGACATGTGATTGTTTTAGGAGCAGACCCAATAGTAAGTGGTGCAAGAACGGGTAGTATTGACCCTATGTTTATAGCTTTCTCAGACCAAGAAAGCATTGTTGAGTGGCAGCCACAGACCACCAATACAGCAGGTTCTCTAAGATTATCTTCAGGAAGCGAAATTAGAGGTGGCTTGAGAGCAAGACAAGAAACATTAATATGGACTGATACTTCTATGTACAGCATGCAGTTTGTAGGACCACCCCTCACTTTTGCAGTCAATCTTATTAACGAAGGCACTGGTATGATTGGACCTAATGCTGCTGTAAATTCACCTAGTGGTGTCTTTTGGATGGGAGATGATGGTTTCTATTCTTACAACGGTTCGGTACAAAAGCTACCCTGCAGTGTTTTAAGTTATGTGCAAGAAGATTTAGATTTGGGGCAAGCCTTTAAAGTGTTTGCATTGGTCAATAAAGAATTTAATGAAGTATGGTGGTTCTATCCTGCTGAAAGCGATGGCACAGAAGAAATATCAAGATATGTTATATACAACTACCTAGAAAATGTTTGGTCTATAGGACAACTGGTTAGAACAGCATGGGTAGACCAAAATGTATTCGGCAGACCTTTAGCCACAGCAAGTAATTATATATTTAATCAAGAGGACGGTGATGATGATGATGGCTCGCCTATGGATAATGTCTTTATAGAAAGCTCTGACTTTGATTTACAAGAGGGTAATAACTTTACATTTATTAGAAGAATCATGCCTGATGTTAAGTTTTACGGAACCAATGTTGATTCAGGTGTACCTCAAATAAATATGTTATTAAAAACAAGAAACGCACCTAGCGAATCTTTGACTACTAAAGCAACCACAGATATATCAAATAACACCGACCAAGTGCATGTAAGGGCAAGAGGTAGACAGGCTGTATTAAGATTGCAAAGCGATGATGATGCTGCAGTAGGTAATAGAACAGGTTATAAGTGGAGATTAGGATATACAA